ATCGAGGCCATCTGCGATTCTGGCTTGAAAGGATCAAATGCGTTGGGTGTCTTCTTACCTTCGTAAGGAATGTCGATTGTATTATCTTTCATTTGATCTTGAATGCTATCAAGATAGCTATTGCCGTATGCCTTAGCAGCTTCCTTAGCGCCTGGCTGTTCTTCTAGTTCTTCGTGATTCAATACAGGACTATGTGAAGCTTCGTTAGCATAGCCTTCGCTCTCGCTATTGATGCTGTCATCAAAGTTAGTGCCAACAACACGAACATAGTTTACATTATAACCCAACAACTGCGCAATTTGCTGAATCATAGGTTCATTTGCAGGATAGCGAAATTCTGCTTTGATGATATGAACTGGTTCGTTCTCTAAATCAGGAAACCCGTAAGGGCTTTTCTGAATCGGCGTTGAAACGGGATCAGAAATCTTGATTGGGTCAAACTTGTTGAGATTATACTTGAACATGTCAAGAAAATTCTTATCAACGTGTCCGGCGATCTTAATAGTGTAATTGTAAGTGTGAACACTCTCAACAATGTATTGTTTTAAACTGCGCATATAGGATCCTTGAATAGCTTTATGATATATTTATCATTACTCTTTGTTTTTAGTGTTAAACATCTTAAGTAGGTCATTACGATCAAGCGATTGACCTGTTCCCAATGGGGTAGATTCTATTTCTTCGGTTTTAGCTGCATTTTTAGCATCTAATTGTGCTTTTTTCATTTGCAAATCAAGCATTTTGAGCTTCTTATTAATCTTTGCAGTCTTAGCAGTAATAGCGTGTCCTAGCATACTACTTGCACTATTGAAGATTTCTGAGCTAAAGCGTGATTCTACTTGCATACCCAAGTCCATCAAGTCTTTGTAACTTGAGGTAGCCATCTGTGCAAGCTCGTCCATCTCAGTATCAGCAGCTTCTAACCCTTTTACTTGGGGCAACGCAGCTTCAATTTTATCTAATGTGCTAAGTGCGTTTTCAGTTACTTCTTCCGTCATATCCGGAAGTGGAATAGTTAGGTCATTTTCGACAGACGAAGAAAGTTCAAAAAGTTGTTCTAGTTTTTTTGTCATATGAGTATTTAGTTTTACTTCTTCCCATTTCTGAAAATGTCATCTTCAGTTATTACACGAAAGCCGAACCCCTGAGCTTTGCAATACTGCGCCGCAGCTTGCCATTTGGCATGGTTAATTGCAACAACCATTCTATCTTTAGCATTTACTACCTTACTCTCAATAACGCTTTGCTTTTTAGGTTTGATTTCAACTACTTCTGCTATTTTTTTACTGAACTTGTTCTCATAAACTACAAAGAAATCAGGAACATATATGGTTGGTTTTCCAGTCAATGGATGCTTATATGGAATTCGCATTGACTCACTAGCCCAATATATGACATTGCTGTTAGTATCACAGAATGTCATAAAGGTAAGCTCCCAACCAGAACGATATCTGGGTTTATGATTACCTATATACTTTTGTGGATTTTTAGGAACAAATATCCCCTGAGCATATCTAGCCATATCACATGACTACGTTTCTCTGAACTGGTTCATTAGGCCTTGGAATGATACCAACACCATATAAGGATGCTTTTGGTCTAAATGTGTTGAGATAGTAGCATATGACTTGATTCATCTGCAATTTATTAGTTTTACCTTTAATAGTTGCTAATAAATCAAGAACATTGTAGTTTCCTTCTTGCGCAATTCTAAACAAAAGTGATGCAAACGTACTGGCTTCAGTTTTGTCGTTTGAGTTACCCAAGAAAAATGAGTACACTACATCCCAGTCTGTAGCATTCACTCTGAGTCTTGTGGAGTAAAAATTATCAAAAATTCTTACTGCGCTGTCGGTGGAAGTAATAGTAAATATAGCCATAATACTATTTATACTATATGTAACGGTCTTTATATGAATATGGGATTTGGATCTGATCCAAACGGAGCTTCTACTGGGAATCCGGTAACATTAGAATTACCGTTAAATTGATTTCCTGCTGTCGGCTCGTTCGTTATTACTGTAGGGGAGCGTGCTGCTCCTATAGTAGGTGATCCCCCTAATCCGGCGAAGCCAGGAGTTTGACTTGCGTTTGGAATATTGAACGGTGTATTTCTATTCAATGGGACGTTTGTAGCTGAGTCACCGAACATTTGATTAAGTGCTAGTTGAGCATTTGTATTTAAGTTTGGAAATTTAGTATTGTTATACTGCTGTTCTGCTGCGGCAGCGGCAAATGTTGAACTTCCGGATTGCAGTGATCGGACTGAGCCGCCTGCGCCATCTACTAGCCCGCCTTGCCCTAATACAGTACCGTTGGTACCTGTTGGGGTAATTGGACTTGGTGTGCGGTCATATGTTGCTTCGCTGCCGAACCCGGTTACGATATCTCCTGGACTTCTTCCATCTAAGTTACCAGCGTTATAGACTACAGTTTCATAATCTATAGTCATTCTATTTTCCATAGTACCGTTTCCGGAATCATATTTGTAAGTATCGTGTGCAAAATTAGTGATCATCGGATTTATAAGCGTGTACGCAGTAAAGTCATGTTGGTTAAAACCAAAGACTGTTATGTTATTAAAGAACGGTAGTTTAACGCCTGCGTCAATGAAATCTTCATTACTGCCTCCAGAAAAACCCCAATTGGTCCACCCTGCATCATCTTCATAGATGTCTCTATAATTATATGATTCTGTAGTTCGTAGAGGTGAGTCACCATCCTCGTCAGTAGCAGAATTAGCACCGCGTGTGGCTCTCAGCACATTAGAAGGCTTTGAGCCGTCTGTGTAGTAATATTTGTAATATGCTTCCCACAATTTGTTTATAGCGTTGCCGTTATCATCATGAAAGGATATTTCTATAGGATCATATTTGATTTTAGTTTGCACTATTCTTTTTCTGTTGTATTGATTCATTTGATGAGTGGTAAAATTGAATGAAGGTAGTTTAACTTCCTTCACTAAAATACCATAGTTGGCATCTGAAAAATACGCCTGAGGATTAATATCAAAGAATGTGTGGAATAGAAATTTGAATTTAGGGGTGTTTGCATACGAATTAGGTTTAAATATTTTAGAGGCATGTGTATAGTCTCTAAGGATTTGGCTGCCGAAGAAATCTCCGGCAGCACTATTCTGTAAACTTTCACCCCAATTACCTAAAGACATGGTATGCCCTAACTATTATAGTGTGCCGATACCCGTTGCAGAACCAGCTGAACCAAGAGGTGCTCTTCCAACAAACTGGCCGATACCACTTGTCAACGGTGCTTGAATTGCGTTATCATAGCGAATTGATAGTGCAATAGTTGCAGGATCGTTAGTCGCATAGTTTAACTGACCGTAGTTAGCTGATTTGATGAAGCAACCGTAGCATTCCCAAGTTTCAAGAACTGTAGGAACAAGTGTTCCGTTACCACCATCTAGAATTTCAATATTAGTTTGGAACTTATAGTCTTGTCCAGTTGCAGCAGATGCCTGCTCAACAAAGTCAAATTGCTTTTGAATTTGCTGACCGACAGCCTTTGAGACTGATCCAGATGCGTCATCACGGATGTTGACAGTCAATTCGCTCCAAGTGTGCTTACCAGCTACATACATTCTTGAGTTATATACGTTAAGCGTAACTTCATCGAATGTAAGATTAGGACGAGTGCAATCTACTACTTGTTTGGTAAGTTGTAGACCACCGTTGACATCAACCCCAAAGTTCAAGAAATTGACTCTAAAGCGGAACTGTAGTTTAGGCATCAACAGACCTTGGTTGCCGCCTGCGTTGTCAGATGCTACGGTCATGTTGAACAATGATTGTGAGGCTGTTGCCATTTTGTATTCTCCTGTTATAAGTATTTATCTTTTTATCAACGGGTGCCCGAAAGCACCCGTTGATAATTTATTATAATGTTAGTCTTGTGATAGCCCATTTGCTAATCCTGCAATTTCTCCAGTATTGAAGACACGAACCGGAATGTAGATGAACTCAATTGCCTTAACTGGCTCAATTGCAACATCTACCCAAAGCTCGTTTCTATCGATA